TTCTATTGCCATCATATTTCTTGCAAAACCTATAATGTCAAAACTTATTTGTTTAATTGATCCCGATCCCTTAATAGAATCTAAATTAGGCATAATGCCTTCTTCAAAACTTTTACCCTCACCAGAACTTTTTCTTAAGTGAGATATTAATGTTAAGTGAATATTATATCTTTTAACAATTTTTAACAAAGAACTCATAACCTTATCAACCGCTTCATTTCCAGTTGCACCGTCAACTCCTTCACTTACAGCTATTGTAATATGATCAAGTATTAAATAATTACAACCTAAGGCTGCTAAATATTCAATCCTATCTAATAAAGAAGTATCAGCTACAGATCCTTGGTGATCTAAAAGAATTAATCTTTCATCACCAAATACTTTTTCATAACCTTTACGTGCTTCTTCTTCAGTAACATCTTCGGGCATTCTAATGTTTTTGTTTATAGACATACCTATAAGTTTAGTAGCGGTATCACCAATAGATTCCTCTAATGATATTAATCCTACTTTATCTTTAGTATTATCTAATAAGTTTAATATTGTTTCTTTAACAACAGTAGATTTTCCAGATCCAGTACCAGATGTAAATAAAGTAATCTCACCTAATCTCATACCAAACAACTTATCATTTAAACCTTTAAGGCAAGCAGGATAAGGCACAGATTTAACTGTAGAACGTTCTTTAAACGCATCCCATATTTTTTCACCACTAACAAAGTTATCAGGTTTATAAACACGACTTCCCCATATGCTAGATAGGTAAGGCTCTGATTGCTCTTTACATAAAGCCTCGTTTGCATCTTTGTGCATACTATTAACAATATGTGCTTTACCCGGTTTAATTATATGCGCAACATCATTGGCTGCTTCAATTCCAGGTTCATCATTATCAAATGCTAAAAATACTTTATCATATTTATTAACAAAATCTAAGTTGCTAGCAATATTGCGTCTAGCACTTTGCGCACCATTAACAATGCTAACAACATCAAACTTAGCTTTAGCTTTAGTTAACATTTCAAGTATAGATAAACAATCTATTTCACCTTCGGTAATAACTAAATTTTTATATCTACCACAATTAACTTGATTAAATAGTTCAGGCACTTCTGCTTTACCCACAACTCTAAAATCTTTAGTTGCTACTATTCTTTTCTTATAAGCTTTAATCTTTTTATTAATTGTAATTGGATAAAAATGGCTTATAACATTTCGGTCTTGATTGTATTCAACCTTAACGCCGGCATCATATAAAACTTTTTTAGATATATTTCTAATAGGTTCTATAGGAAGCAGTGCAATTTCTTCTAAACTTAATTGTGTTTGTATAACATTAAACTCAGGAGTTGCATCTTGGCTTCCGGGTTGGGTGCTTGCTTTACAACTAAAGCAATACGTGCTGCCATCCGAATAAACGGCATTGGCATCAGAACTCGAACACTTGTTGCACTCCATATGCTTTATGAACGTATTTTTTGTCATTATTATTTACCTCTCGTTTATATCTTCTATTAATCCATTTACTAAATTGTTTTAAATCATTACCAGTAGCATTACTCATCATATGATTTGCTAGCATACAAACAAATTCAACATTACCTTTAACATAACCTAATCTAGGATTAATTCGATCTAATGTTGGGCTAAACTTTCCAACTTGTTTTTTATTTACAATCATTTTATATTTTAATATTGGACATATAAAATCTTTAGGAAAAATTGATTGCAAATAATTTGTTGTTAAATTATATGCTAATTTTTTCTTTTTACTTCGTTTTTTAGCATTTGAATTAGCCATTGAGCAAATTCCTCTAATTGTTAATTTATACATGTTTAATAAAACCCTTCCAATAATTTATTGTCCAATTATCATTTTCGTTTTTTAACAAATATAACATTTTACCCATTATTTCTAATCTATTCCTATAATCTTGTTTATAATATTTTTTATAAGTTTGTAAAATTGATTCAAATTGTTCTTTTAAATTTTTATCTTTTAAAATTTTTTTAGCTTTTACAGGGCCAATTCCTTCAATGCCCGGAATGTTATCAACTGAATCCCCAGTTAATAATTGCTCATGAAAAAATGCAATAGCATCATATTTTGATACAGCAATTAAATTATTATGCATAATATTATAAAATAATCCGCCAATAGTTTTTAAATCTTTATCTATTGTAATTAACATATATAATTGATTTTTGCTTAAATAATTTGTAGCTTCAATTGAAATTGTATCATCGGCTTCAAAACCGTCTTTAGAAATTGGTTTATATTTTTCAATAACATAATTTTTTAATTCTCTAAAATTATTAGGTTTATCTTTTCTTTTGCCTTTATAAACAGTATAAGATTGTTTTAAATCTTTTCTAAAATTTCCTTTACCAGAAATATGCATATGATATTTTTCACAACCAGTATTTAATTTAACATCATTATAAATATCATCAAATACATTTTTAACATTTAAATTATCTTTTATTGCTTTATTGCATGCTCTATATAATAAAACATCTCCATCTACTAATCCAATTATTCCTTTATTCATGTGTGTCATTCCAATTTAATCCTTCTTTTGCGTCTCCGCTCATTTGTATATTTAAATTTAATGTTTTTGTTATATAGTCACCAAAAGAATAGCTAAGTATTTCTTTTACTCTTTTAACATTTTCAGGTTTTGTTTGTACTTGTACTTCATCATGTACTAAAGCCAACATATCTACTTTCAAATTTTCTTTTTCAAACATTTTAAAAGCATTAACTACAGCGGTTTTAACTGTAATTGCTTCAAAAGATTGCAATAAATAATTTAATAATTTAAAAGATGATTCTGCATATACTTTTCTGCCATCTAAAGCAGGAATATATCCATAACCTGTTTTATTTTGTGTTGTATAAAAAAAGTTATTTAATTTTTTTAATAACTCTTTTAATCCAGGTAAAGCCGCATATAATTTTTCTTTTACTTCTTTACCTTTTGTAATATCTTCAAAACCTGTAACCATTTTACCTAATTTAGCAAAGCCCGCACCAAATACAGAAGCATACAAAACACCTTTAGCTAAAGATCTTGAAATTCCAATTGTATCCGCATTGTGTTGATGTATATCTCCTTTTAAAATATGGTCATTAACTTCTTTATTATTTAAATAATGTGCTAATGCTCTTATTTGGTTTCCGCTACTATCACAACCAACCATAACTTTTCCTTCATCTGCAATAAATAATTCACGCATTTCAGATCCAAAAAATGATTTGGCTCCAGGCACGTTTACAACTTTACTATGCCTTTGTCTAAAAGTTGGTGTGCCTATATTAAATGGCTCAACATAAACTCTATTATTATTTGCGTCTGCTAATTCAATCCAACCTTTAAGTACAGAGTGTCTTGATCTTAAACTATAATAATAAATTATTTTTTTTCCTAAATCACTTACAACATTAGTTAAACTATCGGGAGTAATTTTTGGTTCACGTTTTGGTGTCCATTGTGTTGGCTGCCAACCATTGTCTAATAGCAAACCTCTAACTTGTTCCATATTTCCTAAATCAGCTTCAACCATTTTAAATCTTTGAAAAGTTTTATTTGGTTGCCATAAATTTGTATCTGTTGGTTTAATTTCTTTATTTAAATACTCAGATAACATTCGGCAGCTAACAGCACTAAAATTACCATTTTGTAAATACTTAGCTTTTTTAGGTTCTTTATCAATTAAAACTTTTCTAGGTTTTAATGTGGGGTTAATTTCATCTTCAATTTTTTTCATTTCAGAACTTAAGTATTCATATCTTTGCTTTGCTAAGTTTATATTAAATTTCCATTTATTTTTAACTTGTGCAGCACATAATTGCGCAATATCATGCTCTGTTTTTAATGCTTGCTTATATGTAGGTCGGTTTTTAATTAACTCAATTGCTTCTTTAGTTACATAATTATAAACTTTATGATTTAAGTTTACATCTTGTATAGCATATTTTTTCATATCTTCGCTATACTCATAAAAATTATTAAATTCTAATTTTGCATCTCCAAGTATTTGGCCAAAATTTTTTAATGAGTGCTTACCTTCTCTTCTAAAATTATTCATTTGGCTTAGCAACATTGTATCAATCATTTTAATACTTTTTGGTGGCTGCCAATTTAAAAGCTTATGCAATACTACATTGTCATAATTAATAATATTATGCCCAATTAAAATTTCACATTTATTTAAAAATGGTAATAATTCATTTAAAGGTTTTGAATCTTTATCATAATCTGAAAAAGTAATAATTTCATTTGTGTCTATATTTTTACATACAGCAATCCATATGTTACTTACTTCAGGTATTAAACCATTTGTTTCTAAATCATAAATTATTTTCATTTTATATTCCTTTATTGAACAGGTTGCCAACTATCAACAGTGTATAAATAATTGCACGGATAATATTTGCGAAATTCATTTGTAATATTTGCTTCATGAAAAATTAATTCTAAGTCTTCAGGGTGCATATTTGTTAAATCTAAAATCATGCCAATTTTAACAATAATTTCAATTCTATTTGTATCTATATTGTATACGCCTATTTCTTTTTTTTCAATAGGTAAATAAAAACTTTTAATTATTGATTTTTTTGAATTATTTTTAATTAATTTTAATTCATCAATATCCATATTAAAAGAATGCTTAAGGTCAATATCATTAAATTTTGTAATTTTTGTCATATAAATTTTTTTAATTAGCTAGGCCCGAAGGCCCAGCCAATTGTTTGTTATTAAATAACAGCTGTTTCAGTATCAATAGCTTTGAATTCTAACGCGTCTCCACCTTGATATTCTTTAAGATCAGTAACTTGCATAGCTAAAAGCTGCACAGAAATACCTTGCTTGCCCATGTAATCATAAGGTTTTAATCTTACTTGTACATTTCCTTTACTTCCATTGCCAATAGAATTTGTATTTGTAATAGGTTGGAGTTGCTTATCAACAACAGCAGGTGGTTGTGTAGTATATTTACCATCAGCATCTGCATAAATTTTCTTTTTAAGAGTTGCAGAGTAAACTACTTTACCATTTTCTTCGGCAGGTTTTACATTAACGCCCGCTTTTTTCCAAGCTTCAGCATTAACTTTGTTGTCAGTTTTTACTGTACAACTATATTGAGGTGATTTTTTATCAAACCCCAAATCAGGATTAGCGGCGTCAAATTTAACCCAGCTAATTTCTACATTTTCAAGTAACATATATGTCTCCTTTATTAATTAATGTTTAATATGTTTTTTAATAAACCTGTATAATTTTTTAATTCAGGTTTTTTAAAATTTTTTCCTTTAACCATATCAGGTAAAGAAAAATTATTTGGTCTTGTTAGGTTAATTCCGGGAGTTTTAGACATATTTGAATTATGTATATTTTCCCAGGCCTTAGGGGTATCACATTTGAAAGCATCAAGGGTACCTAAAGTTACCACTATGATATCAATTAAACCATCTAATACTTCTACATCGTTTTTATCCGTGTAGGCATCAAATGTTTCATTTAACTCTTCTTTAATAAAATCTAACCTAAATTTTAAATACTTTTTTAAAAGAGTTTTATTGTCTTCATTATTTTTAATAAAGTCCGTAACTTGGAATTTATTATGCATTTCCTTAATATTATCTAACATGTTATTCCTTTAATAAATATTTGATATTATTAGTATATTTGTAGTTTACAATTTCAAGATGTTTTGGCCAAAAAGTGTATAAACTACTTTGGGGTTTAAATTTATATCTTGGTAAATCAAATAATTTTGCTTGTAATTGTTTAGTTGCATTTGCAAAATGTTCTTCATAAATATGCGCATCGGCAATAACCATTTTAATATTTTGTGGTTTTAAATTACTTAAACTAGCAAAGCTTAAAAGCATTATAGAAGCTAGAACCATATCAAAAGGTATGCCAATCATCCAATCACCAGATCTTTGATTCCATAATAAATTTAAGTTAGTTCCATCACTCCAAAATTGATAACTATAATGGCAGCAAGGCAAATCAAGATTATGTAAATTTGATGGATCCCAACCAGAAATTAATAATCTTCGACTGGTTGGGTTCTTTTTTAACTCGGTTAATACTTGTTCATATTGGTTTATTCCTTTCCAATTGATCCATTTATTTCCGTAATCAATATTAATATCGCCATCTGAGTTGCCCCAAGCATCCCAGTAGTTGCAATTAAAAAATTTAAATCTATCAATATGTTTTGGCTGTCTAATAAATGCAGCATATTCTCCTAATGCACTTTTATAAAAAATTTTTCTTGAAGTTAATAATGGAAAATATTCTGATATATTAAAATCTAAAGTCTGAAAAGGCAAACGTTTTGTAACGCCATTTCTTCCAGATTGTTTAATGCCATCATGCAAAATATTTTTTGCTACTGATAAATAGCTTAATTCTGCATTACTCATAATATTAATCCCTTAGTTTTAAATTTTTTTCACTATAAACATGCAATACTCCACGATCATCTTCCACAACAACTCTTGTTGCACCTGAAAGTTTTGGGAATATTGAAACAACTGTTCCATCAAAAGTATAATCTCCGCCAACTTTTGAAACCTTATCATTTACTTTAAAAGTATTAGTATTCATATTTACCTTCTTTTTATTTTTAAGATACGCAGCAAACATACATGCATAAACTGCCATATCAATTAATGTATCGTCTAAAGCTTCAAAATTTGTTTTTTGATTGCCATCAACAATATTTCTCATTCTCAAATATTTTGTATGTAACATATGAGAGTATGATTTTTCTTTATAAGGAAAGTAATCTGATTCATTCCATGTACCGCCTTGATAATCTTCAGATTTTTTCTTTTTTAATTCGGCAGCTTGAAATAATAATTGTTCTGCAGTAATCATTTTTGTCGCCTTCCTTGTCTATTATATTTTTTAAACATTCTTTTTTCATCTTTACTTTTAGATTTTTTATGTATTCGTATCCGTTTTTTCGGCTTTGCTCGTTCAACAAAAGCTTTAAATTTTCTTGCCATAATTTTTTTCCTTTAATTTTGGTTTACATTTATCTTTGCAAGGGCCACAATTAATACATAAGCATTCGCAAGTAAATTCATCTGGTTTTGTTACTTCATCACAATTATCACAAATCATATTTGATCTACTCATTTATCCTCCTGTTGTTTTATTTTTAATAATCTGTTAAATAGTTGGTCAAAAAATCCTAATGGATAATTATTTTCATCATAGTAATTATTTGGTAGTAAAGTTTTTTGTTTATTATTAATTGTATAAATAATATCTAAATGATATTCATAACTAATCCAAGTTCTTCTAGGATTTTTAATATCAATTAATTTAATGCCATTAGTTAATTTTGTGTTAATTTTAGCAATTAGTTCTTTTTTGTTAAATATTGGTGGGGGTGGTGGTAAGTCTTTTAATTTCATATATCCTCCGTTTAATAATCTATAGCCCAAAATCACTATGGAGGATAAAGTAATTAAAGAGCTATAGATTTTGTCTGTTCTCTGTAAGGGTGCCTTATTAAAATATATTATTGAATTTATTAGGTTTTTTAAAAAGACACTCTTACAGAAGGGGTTAAGCTATAGGCCTATATAAGGGCTATAGGCCTTTGGCCCAAACATAATCTATCTGTATATAATTAGTTAATATATGAATATATGAGCTTATATGGAGCACTAATAGCTATGTTTTTCAGTGTTTAAAAGCTTATATTAATATATCAATACGCGTGACAATTATGCCCAAATGAACTATATCTATTTTTAAATATCTTTGGTATAAATATTGTATTGGGGTTAAGTGATTCCTGGCAAACATAGAAATCACATCGGGTATATTAAAATACCAGTGACATGGGGCTACACCGAAAATCGACTACCACGATTTACTGAATTTAACAATTCCGCTTTGGCTTTGGGCCGAGTTACAATCCGAGCAGTAGGTTTAATCTGCTAAGCCTGAAATAACCAAATCGTTCTAAATAAATTCTTGTGTTAATTTAAATATGCACTGAGAACGTCGAACCGCAAGAGAGCGCAATAACTCCGGCTAGCAACTCGAGCTTAGTGCATTTCTAAATTAATTTATAAAGAGGATATAATGATTAAAATAAATATGACTAAACAAGATTATAATAAAATCAAATTTAAAAATCATCATGATCAGTTACGTTTGATCAGACATGATTATTCTAATTATGATTCTATTATTAATGACGACAATTGGAAATATGTAACTAATAAGTTTGTAAATGAAATTACAATACACTTTCCAATATTAATAAGAGCTGCTAAGCAGTGGGCTGAGTATAAACTAACCAACTATGTGAGGTAATAATATGGACAATCAAGAACAAATTGCGATCTGGGAAAAAATAGCTAAAATGAATAAAGCTCAACTTGACGGTATTATCGGTGCTGTTAAAACAAGACAAAGAACTTTAGCTGCTGAAATGTCAAATACTTTTAAAGTGGGTGATAAAGTTATGTTTGGTAGATCTACAGGGCCGTCTTATTTTGGTACTGTTTATAAAATCAATAGAACAAAAGCTGTTGTTGATACAGGAATGTCGGGTAGATATACTGTGCCATTTTCAATGATACAATTTGCAAAATAAATATTAACTTAATAGGGAGGAAAATATGAATAAATTACCAAAAGGTTTTAATGTAAATGTAGATAATGAAATTAAAATGTTATCTACACAATATCCAAATTTTAAATCTGTAAATGCTGGATATTGGTTATATGGAAAACCTAAAAAATTGTTAAAAGATGTTTTAGAAAATAGAAAAACTTCATTATTTTATATTCATAATATAATGAATTCTATTTCAACATTAGGTACTTTACATAAACTTAACGAAGACTTTGTTAAAGAAGGTGTTGCCAGAAAAGGCGCTTCATTTATAAAAAATAATTATGAAGCGGCTTTAAATCAATTAACAATTGACCTTAAAGAATATAGAAAAGAT